AAATGCTGAAAACCGGGTTATAGTAACCCGCTCTTAAGGAAGAGCTATTTAGATCGCAAGGTCTGAGTAGAACTACTCTTTCGGAGGAGCTCAAGACAAAGGATTATCATTTCAGATAATTGAGACACTTTGATTACTACTGAAAATAAAGATACTATTTTATTATTAACATATTATAGTTATTGTTTATTTGAGGATAATTATTACTAACGTTACTTGCCTAGGAGATCGAGATTGCTCAACCTTTCTCAGACATTGTGCGTATTTTCGCAACCTACAAGATATTATATCCATTGGATATTGATATGGCATCTCATAAGAGAGAGTTAAGAATTAAACTCTGCATCTAAGGAAAAATACATCTTAGATTGAATAAGAATAAACACTTATTCATAACCGACGTATAATTATTTTAAACAAAATAATCTAGGGGTTGATCTCTTGTAAAATCTAATAGAACTTACCTATAAACAAGGGTAAGGTTTAGCTATTAGGGGACTTAAATAATCCTCTACATGTTGAGAGATTCCCGTAAAGGAACACCTTAATTAAATGAATGATATGAAGCGCTAAATCAGGTGAAGTAAATCTTCGCATTGATTAGTTTCTTCAAGGAATCATACTCCTGCCTATCCAGGCTGGCTGCAGCCCCTCACGGGAAACTGAAGTTTATAAAGTATATGCCAACTGATGTTGATGAAACCAATAAATAATTAATAATGATGAACTTAAAATTTTCGATTTTAAGCTCGTTCAGAACTAGTTACTTAAAAATTTCAAAAGTCTCTTTTGATATATCCAATATATTTGCCACGGCCCTTCTAAAAGGGGGTCACTTGCGGCTTAACCGGATGATGAGAATTCTCAAATTATCTAGTTATGTCGTAAGAGGGTGTATGACGCCAGGAGATGCTAAGTTATGCTTTATATTTATTAAGCACTTATTAACGATCACGAAAACACAAGGTATAACAGGTACTGTAAAGCACCTGAAAGTTGCCTCTGTTTTGCTTCAACAAATCTTAAGTGGTTATAGACTTGATGATTTAACACCATTAGGTCCTAGAATTGCCAGAACTAAATCTGGACTTCCGCGGTTTATTCCCCGGGAACAAAGAGCTAAACTTCGAAATGGTGATTACATTGCTATGCGGTTTTGATTGACCTTAATTTCCGTTTATCGGAATTTAAAGTGTGATGGTTTTGTTAAACTATCGACAATCACTTCACCTAGCACTGCTACTCCTCAGATCAAAGAAATAAGTTCTTTAACTTATGAATTTAAAAAATTATTCTTTGTCGGTAAATTTAACCGACACTCCTACATCAATAACAGATGATATGGTATTGGCCTCTACAGTAAAAATGCAGGGATCAATCCACCTTATCGACCTGAAAAATGAGGTTGAAGTGTTAAAGAATTAGTTAAAGATTTCAATAGTGTTAATGTTCTCGGAAAAGGTTTATTCCTTACCGTTAAATCTAGTCCTCAGGGAGAAAGTTCTAAAGGGTATTATAGTGCTCATCCTATCACTGTATTGAGAAGCTTCTTAGCCTATCAACAGGAAGGGTTTGAAAACCTTAAAACCTCATTAGAGTTCGTAATGAATTGTACAGCTGGGAAAAATTCTCGTGTTCCTTATTTATGGGATACGTTAATTAATTCTAAACTGGATAGTTCATTTTCTCCTAAAGTGAGTTGATTAGGACGGCTAGGATTGAAACTTGAATCCGCCGCGAAAGTACGGATATTTGCGATGGTAGATATCTGGACACAATGGGTATTGCGACCTTTTCACAAAGCTTTATTTTCATGTTTAAAATTACTGCCTATGGATGGTACTTTTGACCAATTGAAACCCCTAAAAAGGGTTCCATTTGGTAAAGCACCCATATACTCTTTCGACCTTTCAGCCGCAACCGATAGATTACCTCTTTCTTTACAGAAAGATATAATCCATGAAGCTGTGAATGAAAACTTTGCCCATCACTGGGCAACGTTATTGGTTGATAGAGCATATGCTCTTCCTAAACAGAGTTCTAAACTTGGACTTAAATATCCCAAAGACTACCCTGACAGTGTTAAATATGCTGTTGGGCAACCTATGGGTGCTTTGTCATCGTGAGCAATGCTCGCTGTTACTCATCATTATATAATACAATATGCTGCCTGAACTTCAGGAGTGGTACCAAGTAGTACTTTATTCACCTCTTACGCTTTATTAGGTGATGATATTATTATTTGGGACAAACTTGTTGCTGATAAATATCTGGAAACAATGAAAATACTTGGATTAGAAATTAATTTATCAAAATCTGTCCTATCTCCCAAAGGGATAGGTCTAGAATTTGCTAAACGAACTCTAATTAATGGTACGGATGTATCACCCGTTCCCTTTTTAGAACAAATTGCTGCACGAAGAACCTTATCTGAAATGTTAAGTTTCCGAGTGAAATACAATTTGTCTTTATTACAAGTACTTCGTTTCCTGGGATATGGATATAAAGTAGATCCTTCAAAAAATTCTAGAATTGTTAAAGCTATTAAAGTGGCTTTGATGATTCCTAAAACTTCGAAAGATCTTATCGATTTATTCGTTCCCATCAGTGTTTATCTTAAATCTCTAACCGAAGAATCATTCTTAGCTTGAGATGGTTTATTGAGGTATTTTAACCAAAATATTTCTGTTCGGAATAAATTGTTTTCATTTATTGAAAGCAATCTTATCCGATTACGGAAAGAAACGGGAAAATATTCTCTATACCAACTCAAACTTGAAAGTATGAGGGAATCGGCAGATTTAGCAGTTCAAATACACGAAGAAGTGATTCGACCAGATGCGACAAAAGCTTATTTGAAACTTAAAATGTTTCATGAAGGTACCGAACGGCACCTAGCTTCTTGACGGATGTGGATGGATTACTTCGATAATGTATATGATACTGGTGATAAAGTTCGTCCAGATCTATATTCTATTTTGGGATTTTACCTGAAATATATTTTGGATCTCACTGCAGAACTCGCGGCATTGAAAATTAATGATTTGTTTAATCCAAAACAAAAAGTGGCTGCCTCCCCTAAAGAAAGGGAAGCGCGAGCGCGACTTGAATTGTGGAATAAATGATCTTCAATAATGGCTAAAATAAATAATCTTTAGAAATAAGACTCAAG